GACCTTTATAACAAGTACAAATTAGACAAATCAGACTTTTTTAAACACCAACATTACACAATCATTACAAGACAAGGTATTGACAAGATACAAGCCTTAGAACAAATGTCTGTAAACTATGAAGTGATTAAGTGTGAGCCTAACTTTGCAGTATTTAAAGCACTTGCAGAAAAAGATGGTAAACGCATTGAAACATTTGGTAGTGCCTTAAAAGGCGAGAACTATAAAGATGGTAATACTAATAGTTGGTATGTTGCTGAGATGGCAGAGAAACGAGCAATGAGTAGAGCAGTCCTAAAACTTACAGGTTTTTACGAACTTGGAGTATTTGGAGAAGATGAAAGCGAAAGCTTTAAGAAACCTAAAACAGAATATAAAACCCTTAAATAATAAATAAATATGAGTGCATTAATTAATTTTAGTTTAAACGTAGCTAAGCTACCAAAAGAAAAGTTTATTGCTGGTAAAGATGGTAATGTTTATGTAAACCTTACTATGGCAGTAAATGATGAAACAAGATACGGAAACAATACAAGCGTATATGTTAATCAAACAAAAGAAGAAAGAGAAGCTAAGAAACAACGTCATTACTTAGGCAACGGAAAAGTTGTATGGACTGATAACAATATTGTGTTAGCAGAAAGAGAGCAAGAGGCTGAACAAGCACCTCAGCAAAAAGAGGTAGCTGATTTACCATTTTAATTTAATTTACTAAAGAGGGGTTTTTTAACCCCTTTTTTTTATACCTTTAACAAAAACAAAGCAAAAACTAACAATGACCGAAGAACAAACAACTCAGAATATGATGATGGAACTAATAAAAGAGGAGTGTACTGTTGACACATCCGAAGTTATGGAGTACCCACCTACAGCATTGAGTTACGGAGAAAAGACAATTCAGACTAAAAAAGGAGATTTAACATTTCCTATACCTATTGGTACTTATGGAAATTTTTCATTTGTACAAGCACCACCTAAAACAAAGAAAACATTTTTTGCATCACTACTTGCATCAGTATATTTAAGTGGTGGTAATAACTTTGGTGGTAACATTAGAGGACACAGAGATAATAAATGTCTTATACACTTTGATACAGAGCAAGGGCATTGGCATAGCCAGAGAGTATTTAAAAGAGTTTTAGATATGGCTAATATAAAAGAACTTGGGTGTTATCAGACTTATGCTCTTAGAACTATAAACTATAAGACACGATTACAATTTATAGAACACATACTAAAAGAGAACGGAGATAAAAATGGTTTAGTACTAATAGATGGTATAGCAGACTTAGTAAGTGATGTAAACAACTTAGAGGAAAGTAATCTATGTGTACAAAAGATTATGGAATGGTCTGCTAAATTTAATTGTCATATAGTAACTGTTATACACAGCAACTATGGTAGTGATAAACCTACAGGACATTTAGGCTCGTTCCTTGAAAAAAAGACAGAAACACAGATACAATTAGAAGCTAACACAGTAAACAAAGAATGGATAACAGTAAGCTGTAAAAGGTCAAGAGGTTACTCATTTGAAACATTTAGCTTTAGTATAAATGAATATGGACTACCTTTTGTAGTAGGGGAGATATATGACCCATTAGAATATTATGTACCTAAAAAATTATGATAGAATTAAAAATAACAAAAGAAAGTATTTCAGAAGCTAAAAAGCTATATGAATTTGGAATATTAAACAATAGTATTACACAAGGAGAGGGTAATAAATGTGGTGCATTAGGAGAAGTTTTAGTTAGACAATATTATAACGCTATTCAAGAAAACACTTATGATTATGATTTAATTATAAAAAATAAAAAGATAGATGTAAAAACTAAAAGGCATAGTGCAAATCAAACACCAAATAGTAATTGGACTATGAGCCTTTTTGCATTTAACACTAAACAAAAATGTGATTACTATTGTTTTGTTGGTATGGCAGATGATTACAAAAAAGCCTATCTGTATGGATTCATAGCTAAAGATAAATTTTACAATACTGCTGTATTTAGAAAAAAAGGAGATATAGACCCAAACGGAAGTAAATTCAAATTTAAAGCTGATAGTTATAGTATGAAAATATCTGAATTAGACTTAAATTTTAAATAAAATGAAATCATTAGTAGAACTTGCTTACGATAAGCACAGCGATTGGGTTAACATTGTTAAATCATTCGGTGCTAATAAGAACTATGCTGAGGATATTGTACAGGAAATGTACATACAACTAATATGCGATATACAAAAAGGTTTAGACTTATGGTACAATGATGACATAAATACTTACTACTGCTATAAAGTACTAAGAGGCATATACCTTAACACGCACAAGAAACAAACAAGGATGCTAAAAACATACTTAGAAGATATAGAGGGAGAGATAAGACAAATAGATGAATTAGGCATAGACGAAATAGAATATGCACAACGTAAAGACTTCATAGATAATATACTTAGTGAGATGTACTGGTATGATAGTAAAGTATTTACTTTAGTTGCTTCTGGTAAGTCTGTAGCCTCGCTAAGTAGAGATACTAAGATAAGCTATTATAGTTTATATAATACATATAGAAACGCTTTAAAACATATAAAAGACCAACTATGAGATTAGGAGATATAGTATATTACATAACAAAGTACACAGGAATAAGGTGGGTAGTCAAAAAGATTTGGGGAGAAGATTGTGGGTGTGATGAAAGAAGAGAAGAGTGGAACGATATAGATTTAGACTTATGGAAAAAATAGATAAAGATAAATGGAAACAATTTAAAGCTGAGGTTAAAAGTAAACTAACACAAGACCAATATAAACTATTGTGTGAGTTACACTCTCGTTACTACAACCATAAATATCACGAGCCTTGTTCTTGCAATCCAGCTCGACTTGTACAATGGATAGCAGACATAGATAAGATATATGATTAAAAATATACACAAGTGGGAAAAAGCTGTTATAATGTTACTAAACTTAGATGGTTGGAACTTAACACACACAGGAGATAGTTTTGAGCATTTTGATGCAATAGGTACAAGTCCAAAAGGTACTGAGGTTGTTATTGAAATGAAGTTTAGAAACAAATACTACAAAGAGAAACTATTAGAGTGCTACAAGTACGACAAGCTAATAGAAACAGGAAAGATAGCATTATACTTTGTTAATGACCCTAAAGGTAATTATATGTTCTGGTTAAACAACCTAAAGGACTTAAAGGCAAAAGATATGTATTGTCCAGACACTACACTATGGACTAAAAAGAAACTATTAAAGCCTTGTTATTTGATAGATGAAAGCCAAGCGTCTATAATGAATTTAAACGATTTTAAGAAGTAGAGAAAAAAAAGTTTGTTTATAATTTGTTTATAACAATTATTTTTATTTATATTTGTATAAAACAAAAACAATGAGAACACAACTAACAGACTTACGCAAAGAGCTTAGAGATATAGAAACAACTCTAAGTGCTAATATGCTTGTAAGACGATTACCCAAATCAACAGAAGCTAAACTGCTTGATAGAGCAGAATACATAAGAAGTGTAATATTTAACATACAATAAAATGAAAAAGACAAAGACAGGATTACATATCGAAACAAGAAAAAACAGGATAGAAGTTTATACACAAAAAGAACTGGAAGAACAAGAGCGTAAATTGATGAGGCAGAGAGATACTTTAATGCAATTAATTTTAATCTTAATGTTTTTAGGCATTGCAGTAATAGGTTTTTTAATAGGAACTTCTGTATGAATCTACTACAGAAACAAGCATACAATCAATGGTTTACTTTTTTAGCAGATAAGTTAATGGAGTGGCATAAACAAAAGCCAAACAATAAAGACATAACTAATTGTGTAAAAGCTATTACAGAGGTTGGTATGTTTAACAATACATTACTTACCGAGTTAGACATAATAACTAAAAGAGAAAGCCTTGTAAGAAACGATAAGAACAAAGAGATACTAAAACTAAAAGAAGAATTAAAACAATATGAAATCTAAAATAAAATTACTTGATGGTAAATACTACGACAGAGTAGAACTATTAGAACGTATGGAAGATGATAGCTTTTACTATGGAGAACTAAACAAGTTAGCACTTAGTAGTAGTAGCCTTAAACAACTTCTGTCAAGTCCTAAGACATATAGCTTCAGCTTGAAGTATGGTAGTGGAGATAGTGCTGCACTTAGAGCTGGTGCTTTATTCCATTGGGCAATCCTTGAGCCAGAGAAGTTTGCATCACAGAAATTTGTTGAGGTACAAAGCAGAAACACAAAGAAGTTTAAGGAAGTACAAGAAGAATTTGGTACAGCTTTTACTGCTAAGGAACGAGGAGAAGCTGATAGGCTTGTAGATGCGTTCTACAGAAACGAACACGCAAAAGAACTAATAACTAAAGCAGAGTTTGAGATACCAGCTATAGATAATGTATTAGACTTTCCATTTAGAGGTAAGGCAGATGTATTAGCTACAAATAGAATAGTAGATTTAAAGACTACTACAAACATAAAAGACTTCAGCTGGAGTGCTAATAAGTATGGGTATGATGTACAATGCTACTTATACTGCAACTTATTCAACAAAGAGTATAAAGACTTCTACTTTTTAGTATTAGACAAAGGCTCATTAGATATAGGTATATTTAACTGCTCTGAGGAGTTTTACTACAGAGGCGAACAGAAAGTAGAGAAAGCACTTGACTTATACAACAAGTTCTTTATAGATGGTGCAGACTTAGATAACTATTGTTTAACAGGAGAATTATGAAACCAAAAAAACACACACAGATACAAAGAATACTAAGATTAGAAAATGTAGTAGCTCAGTTATATGTACAAATAGAGGCTATTAAACTTACATTATCCAAAAAAGAAAAAAAGAAAGATGAACAAAAAGATTGATTATATTAGTGGTACTGAATCTGCATATACAATGAATGAACAAGAAGAATTAGAGTACGAAGAATGGAAAGCTGGTGTATATGATGAAGAAGACTTTTACCAATATGAAGCAATGGTAAAGCAAGAGAGAAAACAAATGCCTGTATATAGTGGAGTACTTAAATACTTCCCAGATGCAATAAGAGAGGTAGCTAAAGTATCTTGGGCTGGTAATGAACAACACCATCCAGATAAACCTCTGCATTGGGATAGAGCTAAGTCATCAGACGAATTAGATGCGTTAGCAAGACATTTAATAGAAGCTGGTACAATAGACAAAGATATGCAAAGACATTCAGCAAAGGTAGCTTGGAGAGCCTTAGCTAACTTACAGAAAGAATTAGAACAAGAGGGTAAAGCACCTTTAAGCCAATATAATAAAACGATATGAAATTTAAATTAAATATAGAATACTTAGGGAAACGAGAAAACAAACACGATACAGATAAAGATATGTACCACTTAACCTTTAAGACTTACAATGCAGAAATAACAGGAAAGTTTGAGAGAAGCGAGTTAAGACACTTAATACAACAATTAGATAATGCAATAGTATGAAATCCTTGTGGAGAAAAAAGAATGGTAGATGGTATAAGCTAAAGCCTAATAACGACAAGGTTAAGTTTATAGCTTGTAACGAAGCGACACAAACAAACTACTATAGCAGAA